TTGGACGACAAAAATTATTTGTTTGTCAAATCAAATATGGACGAGTTTTTTTATCCTGAAATATCAATTGGCAAAAATGAGGCATTCGCCAGCCGTTGGCTGCAATACTTACAAAGCCAGGATTTAATTGCAATTAGCGAGCAAGAATTTAAAGACGAGTACACAAAAGCCAATGTTTTACTTTTAAACTTTCTTAATTAATGGAATCGACCGACTCACAAAACGCACTAATTAAGGGCTGGCTTTTAAATGGATATTCCTTAACTCAATTGGAAGCCCTAACCCAGTTTGGATGCTTTAGGCTGGCGGCCCGAATCGCTGATCTTAGAGACAAGGGTTTAAACGTTGTGACCGATATGGTTACTTTGGAAAATGGAAAACGAGTTGCACGCTATATTTTAAAGAAATGACACGCGAGGAAATCATTTTGGAATTGAACCACCGTGCAACCCAAAAATACTTGGTTTACTTGGCGCTTCAAGAAATAATGCTGGACTATTACGAAGACGTCACGATGCTAAAGGCTTTTGACGGTGATCTAAAGACTAAACATAAAAATATGATTAACGCCTTAAAGCGTAAGTCGAACGAGGCATTTAGGTTTTTAGAAAATTACGACGGCGGCGAGGTAACTATAAAACAATTCCACGAATTTGTTAGTCTATTTGAAAGGTTGCACAATTCAATCGACCAGGGCGGTGCTTTATTTCACGACTGCTTGGCAGCCATTGAGCAAATTTTGAATAATTATGAAGCGGCGCAAAGTAACGGATAAAGAAAAAGATTTAATCTTTGAAGGCTGGCAAGACCGAAAGCCAATTAAGGTAATTGCTGCGGAACTTGGCCGATGTTATGGCACAATTTATACTGAACTAAAGCGTCGGTATTTAGTTGGATAATTTAGAAATTATTATATTTGTTTATTGAATGACACATTTAAGAGGTCGGAGCCTTAAATGTTTCATAGGTGAAAACCAACCAGCCCCATCGTCTCCGACCCGATTGGGGCTTTTTTATTTTATGGAGGGTAAAAAATCTTTTGTATTGTACACGGATCAAAGAGAAGTCTTTGAAGAGTTAAGCGACCAGGACGCTGGAAAATTGATTAAGCATATTTTTGCCTATGTCAATGACGAGGACCCAATAACAGACGATAAACTTTTAAAAGTTGCGTTTTTGCCAATAAAGACACAACTAAAAAGGGACCTAAAAACTTGGGAAAACAAACAGGAACAACGAAAAGAAGCGGCGAAGAAATCCGTTGAATCTAGGCAACGAACGTTAACGAGCGTTAACGACCGTTCAATTTCGTTTGGTGTAAATGGTAATGTAAATGTAAATGGTAATGTAAATGATAATGTAAATGTAAATGGTAATGTAAATAAACAAATAAGCGCTAACGCACTTTTTTCTTTGGAGGATGTCTTTAATGATTTTAAAAAAGAAAAGCCTTTAAAGCGTCCTTTTTTTGATAGAATGGCCGAGGTACATTCGACAGATTCAGAAACAATTGAAAGTTTGTTTAAAAAATGGGCAACACTTAAAGAGGGCGAAAATATGACCATTGCCAAGGCTGAAAATAGTTTTAATCTTTACATTGGCAATAATTTAAAAACAACTTTTAAACCAGTTGAAAAGTCAAAAAGTCGAAACGTATTTGACGAAATTTATGAAGATTTGCAACGACAAAAACACCTAAAAAATGAATGAGATTATTTTAACGCACCTACGCAAAATGGAATTTGTTTGCGGGCTTAAGCAATTTAAAGAATACAAAAAAGAAGAAGCCAACGAGTTGCTGGCTTGCCTTAGCAAGTTGTTTGGTTCCTATGGCTGGATGACAGATCAGCGAGTTGACTACATTCTGCACGCTGGAATGCGTGGCCAATACGGCGATTTTTACCACGTTAACGAAAAGACGGTGAGCGTTTGGATAAATCAATACTATGCGCACCACCAAAGCCAAATTGTTCAGGAGGTGCAAGCGCTAAACAACAAGGAGCGCGAATATACAAACGAAGAGATTGAGCATTGGAAAGAAATTGGGCGCCAAACTTTTCGAGAGAATTACCAGCACGCCAAAGAAACTGGGACTTGCAGACATATTGCGGAATGGGGCGTTTATTGGTTTAACAGATTCCAAGAAAAAGGAATTTTAAAACCTTGGGACTTTAACGTTGAAGAGTTAGAAAGCGACGTGCGCCGCGAATTGCGTTTGACGACGCGATACGTTGAAGAGTCAACAGTTGGTGCCAAAACCAAGAATAAGATTTGGAAATTGTTTATTTTACAGGCAATTAAAGAGAATAAAAATTTAGATCAATTAATTTAAACTAAACGACGATGTCAAAAATTTACGGCGGTAACGCAAAGATTATTACAACAAAGTATGGCGATTTGTGGACAATTAGCCAGTCAAGAAAAGACTTAGAAACTCTTTTAAAATACCTAAACGACAATGATTGTGAATGGGTCAATTCATCGGTAAAAGAAAAGCCTGAAAAGGTAAAGGGCAAGGCAACTCATTATTTGGAAGTTTGGCAAAAGGATGCCGTACAAGTGGCAAATAAAGAAAAAACTGACTATACTTTAAAAGTTGGTGAAAAAGAAAAAATGAGATTAAAACACGATGGAGAAAAAATATTTGTTTCTTTTCCTGAAGATAATAATTTGCCTTTTTAAATGAAAAAAAACGATTTATACGCAATCTTTGTGGCGTTAGTAGGCATTTGCTTGCTAACGCTGCTAAAAATTGCCAGCCTTTTGCTTTTTATAGTTTTGCTGGCATTGTGGACGTTGGCTTGGTCTTGGATTTACGAGCGTTGTAAATGATTGTTTTTAAGATAAACGAAAAGCCTTTAAGCGTTAATTTGGCTTGGCAAGGGAAACGTTTTAAAACGCCTATCTACAAAGAATACGAAAAGGCAATGCTTGTGCAAATGCCGCCAAAAAAGATTGATCCAAACCAAATGTTAAGAGTTGAGTTTTTTTTTGGTTTTAGCAACCAGGCAAGCGACTTGGACAACCCAATTAAGTTGTTAATGGACATTGCGCAGAAAAAATACGGCTTTAACGATTCTAAAGTTTTCGAGTTAAACGTTCGCAAATGTATTGTAAAGAAAGGCGAGGAATTTATACAAATGGGGATTTATCCGCTTTTGCCATTCTAACAAAAATCACCTTTATAACTTGGATTTAAATCGCAACCTTATATTTGCGTAAAGATTAAAACAATGAGCATTTACGAGGGTTTACTAATTAAGAAAGCACGCAAAGCCGCTGGTTACAACCAATTGGATTTGTGCAAGAAAATTGGATTGAGTCACGCGCCAATTAACCACGTCGAAAACGGCTTGGAGTCAATTAGCCTTTTTAACTTGCGAAAGATATGCGACGAGATTGGTTTGGAAGTAATTATAAAGCGAAAAGATGGCTAAAGGTTACCCAATCACAAAGCCTGACTATTCCTTGGAGATTCGTTACCGATTAAGAGACGGCAACTGGTCGCCTTGGTCAAACAAAGGCAAGGGGAAATTTGAGTGCATTGAACTTGTCCAGCGTCAAATCAGGACATTGGCAGCCGCTTACCAGGGCCGAGAGAAAGAAGTTCGCTTTGAGTGGAACGGCAAACTCTGCAATTTTGTAGGTGAGCCAACTGGCCAAACAATATTATTAATGTAGTTATTTTGGGTTTATGTTTGTTAAAAGCCTTGGCTAATCAGTCAAGGTTTTTTTTCTAACTTTAAAAAAAAAATAAAAATGCAGATCAACGACTTAGGATTTTGGGAGACAACAGACGAAACAGGACACATTCACGACCGCAGCATTTGCGCGGCATTGTCGCAGTATTTAGCAGATAAACAAGCCAAGACAGTTGTCGACTTTGGTTGTGGTTTAGGTGACTATGCAAAGGCTTTTAAAGCGGATGGTTACAAGGTGGAGGCATACGATGGAAACCCAAATACCGAAACCCTAAGCGGTGGAATTGCAAAGGTGCTGGACCTATCTAAACAATTTTATTTGGGTAAAAAATTTGATGTTGTTTTGTCTTTAGAGGTTGGCGAGCATATCCCAGCGGAATTTGAGGACCAATTTATTGACAACATTTGTAAGCACGCCAAAAAGCATTTGGTTATTAGCTGGGCAATTGAAGGCCAAGGCGGGAGCGGACACGTTAATTGCAGAAATAACAACTATATAATTCGCCAAGTTGAGGATCGCGGCTTTAAATTTAATTTTAACGATAGCGAAAAAATTAGAAAGGCCGCAACAAATGCGTCTTGGTTTGGGTACACAATAATGGTATTTGATAAAATATGAAAACGCAAAAAGTAAAAATTTCTGAAGTAAAAATGAATCCTAATAACCCAAGGTTAATTAAGGATGATAAGTTTGCAAATCTGGTAACGTCAATTAAAGAGTTTCCAAAAATGCTGGAAATTAGACCTATTGTTGTTAACGCGGACATGATTGTACTAGGTGGTAACATGAGGCTAAAGGCTTGCAAAGAAGCGGGTTTAAAAGAAATCCCAATCATTTTTGCAGACGAGTTAACGGAGGAGGAGCAAAGACAATTTATAATTAAAGACAACGTTGGCTTTGGTGAATGGGACTGGGAGCAATTAGCTAACGAATGGGATGCGGATAAATTAGAAGAGTGGGGTTTGGATATTCCTGACTTTGAAGTTAAAGAAGAGTTAAGTGCTGAGGAGGATGATTACGAAATGCCAGACCAAGTTGAGACAGATATTGTACTTGGCGATTTATTTGAGATTGGAGACCACCGTTTGCTTTGTGGGGATAGTACTTGTTCTGATACAGTTGCAAAGTTGATGAATGGAGAAAAAGCAGATATTTCATTTACTAGTCCTCCTTATAATGCTGGTAAAAATGTGCGTGGAAACTTTTATGAAAACGATAATGATGACAAAACAAATGATGATTATATAAAATTTTTATATGATTTTACAATAAATACTTTAAATAATTCAACATATTCATTTGTAAATTTGCAACTTTTAGAAAGTAATAAACACGCATTAATTGATTATCAATATCAATTAAAAGAACAAATTAAAGATGTTTTAATTTGGAATAAAAAACAATACCCACCACATATTAATAAAGGAACTTTTGGATGCAAATGGGAATATGTTTTTGTTTTTTCTTTTCAATCAAAAGGTAGGTCATTTCCAGCAAGTTGGCAAGGCAAATTTCCCAATGTTATTGAAACAGAAAACGCAAGTGGTAATGAATATGCACAAATTCATAAAGCAACATTTCCAATTTCATTTCCATCTTGGATTATTGAAAAAATGGATTTATCAAAATCAATTTTAGATTTATTTTGCGGTACTGGGACCACAATGGTAGCAGCGCATCAACTTAAGCGCAAGTGCTATGGCATGGAATTAGACCCAAAGTATTGCCAAGTCATTGTCGACAGGATGCGTAAATTAGACCCAGCTTTAGTCATTAAGAAAAACGGAGTAACTTTGTAATATGGCACGACCAAAATCACCAATCGACTGGATAGAAATGGGACGACTCGTCCAAGCTGGATGCACAGGAGTCCAATGCGCTGCTTATTTAGGCATTGACGAGGAGACGTTTTACAACCGCTGCAAGGATGATCTCGCAATGGGTTTTACCGAGTTTTTACGGCAAAATAGGAGCAAGGGCGATGCGTTGTTACTTGCAAAGCAATATGAGGCAGCTTTAAAAGATAAAGACCGAGGTATGCTTATTTGGCTAGGTAAACAAAGGCTAGGCCAGCGCGATAAATTTGACCACGATCATACAACTAAAGGCGACAAAATCACGCCACCAATTGAGTGGATAGCATCCGAATAATAGATAAATACAAACCGCTTTTTTTAGAGACGCCTAAAACGCGTTATTACCTTATTACTGGCGGTCGTGGTTCGGGCAAGTCGTGGACCTTGTCAATGTTTCTGTTAAACCTAACTTACGAGGAGGGCCACGTTATCCTCTTTACCCGTTGGACGTTGACGAGTGCGTTTATTTCAATCATTCCTGAATTTATCGACAAAATTGAGTTGATGAATAAATCGGAGGACTTTGAAATTACACAAAGCGAGATTATCAACAAGGCCACAGGATCAAAGATTTTGTTTCGTGGCATAAAGACAAGCCAAGGGACCGCAACGGCT